AAAGATATTCCACAAATGACTGTTGAAGAGTTTGCGGAATATCAAAAAATTTTAAGGGATAGTCATACTAAAATATTTGATTATTTTAACATTGCTAAGGCTCTATGGTCTGTCGCTTATGATTCCATAGATATAAGAGTTAAAAGAAACCGTAAAAATTTATATATTAAAAATGGTTTTTTTTATTCTAAAATAAATGACCAATTCTATATTTGGACATACAAGATTAGTAAAATTCAAAAAACAATTAATCAAACAAAAATTACTACTAAACTTTTGTACAAAGGTGATGGTGATGATTTGACAATTACACAAATAATCTCTAAATTTTCTAAAACCTATAAAGATAAAAAAGAAAAGGATTATCCTATTTTTGAAATAATGTGTAATCAGATTTTCCCACTAAACGAAACTATGTTACCACTCTTCAAGAGAAAAGTTTCAACAATTATTAATCAGACAGTAAAGGATAGAAAATTACTTGAAAATGGGGTACAGTAAAAAAATAAAAGTTATTGATGATAAGGTTATCAGTTTAGTAGAAAGTGATATTGAAAATTTTAAGTTTTTAATTGGTTATGATAGTTTGTTATTTGAGAATATTGATACACAAAAAAAATATATAGAATATGAAAAAAGATACTCAAACAAATAACTTTATCTTACAAAAATTAAGACAACCTGTTCACATAAGTTATATCGCTGAACAAATTGTTAATAAAAGTATTTTTGATACTCAAGAAATTATCAATGACTTTGTTGAAGAAGGATTGGTGGTTGAAAGTGAATACGGTAAAGGGTATTACATGTTAAAAAAAACAAAATAATGAAGATAAAATTAGAATATGTATGGCTTGATGGTTATGAACCTGAACCAAATTTAAGAAGTAAAGTTAAGGTTATTGAAACTAACATTAAAGACTTAAAAATAACTGATATTCCATTATGGAATTTTGATGGGTCATCAACACAACAAGCTGAAGGAAACAACTCAGATTGTATTTTGAAACCTGTTAAAATTTATAAGAGTAACGGTAACCCATCTACAATTTATGTGATGTGTGAAGTTTTAAATTCGGACAACACACCACACGTTACTAATCACAGAGCGAAGATATTAGAAAATAGTTCTTACAAACCTGATATGTGGTTTGGTTTTGAACAAGAATACTTTTTTAGAGAAGGTAAAAATTCACCTATTTTAGGACATATGTCAAATAATGAACCACAAGGTAAGTTTTATTGTGGTGTTGGTTCTAATATTGTTGGTAGAAATATTGTTGAAGAACATTTAGATTTATGTTTAGATTATGATATATTCATTACTGGAACAAATGCTGAAGTTGCTCTTGGACAATGGGAGTATCAGGTATTTTCAAAGGACGTGTTAGATGCTGGTGATGATTTATGGATGACAAGATATTTTTTAAATAAAGTTTCTGAAAAATATGGAGTATATGTTGAGTATCATCCAAAACCTTTGAGAACAGGTGAGTGGAATGGTTCGGGATTACACACCAATTTCTCCACCAAAAAGATGAGAGAAGAAGGTGGGGAAGAATACTTCAACGCAATATTCAGAGCATTTGAAATGAGACATGAAAATCACATTGAGGTTTATGGTTCAGAAAATGATTTACGATTGACAGGAAAATTTGAAACGCAAAGTATTAATAAGTTTTCTTGGGGTGTTGCAGATAGAGGTGCGTCAATTAGAGTACCACACTCAACAAAAGAAAATTGGAAAGGTTATTTAGAAGACAGAAGACCGGCATCCAATGCTAATCCATATGATATTATTAGAGTGATATCAGTTACTTTAGATATGACTGAGGAGTTATTTAGTTTACACCATAATATGTATTCTAATGTTAGTTTAAAAAATATTGATGAAGTTATAAAAAAATATCAGGCGGTATCATCTGATGATTTACTTGACGAATATAAAAACGACTAAGGTTATGTCTGAAAATAAAGAAATGGTTAATCACCCTCAACATTATGGAGGTGAAAACAATGTTTACGAAGCCATTAAGGTGATTGATGCTTGGGGGTTAGATAATGACTTTTATTTGGGTAATGCTGTAAAATACCTTTCAAGAGCGGGTAAAAAAGATGATACAGTACAAGACCTGAAAAAGGCTATTTGGTATATTGAAAAGAAAATAGAAAAGTTAGAAAAATGATTATTACATATATTGTTACATCTTTGTTGTCTTGTGTTTTTTTTATAACTATACTTGTCATTGGGAGTAAGATAACGAGTAAATTACCTAATAGTAAGTTTGCTAATTTTTGGAGAAAACACATTATTGATGAAGCGCCTGACGATATAGATTTATAAAAATATGATAGAAAATTATTTAAACAAAATAACCACAGGTGATTGTATTGAGGTGATGAAAGGAATACCTGAAGGGTCTGTGGATTTGATTGTTACATCACCACCATATAATGTCGGAATTCAATATGATACTCATATTGATAATACTAATATGGATGACTATTGGATATGGACTGAAAAATGGCTTACAGAAATTTATAGAACACTTAAAGATGATGGTAGAGTTGCAATAAACATACCTTTGGAAGTAAATGTTCAAGATAGAGGAGGTAGAGTTTTTTTTGTTTCTGAATTTTATCAGGTTATGAAAAAAGTTGGTTTTAAGTTCTTTGGTGTTGTTGACTTGGAAGAGGATAGTCCCCATAGAAGTAAAACAACTGCTTGGGGTAGTTGGATGAGTCCGTCGTCCCCATATATCTATAATCCAAAGGAATGTATTGTTTTGGCTTATAAGAAACACCACATTAAGAAAGTTAAGGGTGAACCACAATGGAAAGGTGAACCAACTGTAACTGAAGAGGGTAAGAACAAAATGGTTTATCAGGAAGAAGACAAACGAGATTTTATGGAATTGGTGTTTGGACAGTGGAAATATTTGAATGATTCAAGACCAATGACTAAAGCAACATTCTCAATGGATATTCCAAAAAAGGCAATTAAGATATTGTCATATAAGAATGATATTATTTTGGACCCATTCGCCGGTTCAGGTACAAGTTGTGTGGCGGCTGAAATACTTGATAGACGATGGATAGGTATTGAACTTTCTGAGAATTATGCTGAAATTGCTAGTAAACGAATCCAAGCATTTGTTGATGATAAACGGCAACAAAAATTAGAATTTGAAAATGGGGGTCAATGACCTCCATTTTTGTTTTAATTGATATTTATTAATAAAAAACATGAAAAAGTTTATTATATCTGAAGAAGAAAAAAATCATATCAAAAAACTTTACTTAATTGAAAGTGATGAAAAATGTGAGAACGAAATGTATACTGTTTACGATGCGAAAAGTTTAGATGATACATTAACAAGTGACAAAGAAATTACAAAACAAAAATTAGAATCTATAATTAAAAATAAAAAGCCAAATAAGTCAATTTCGGTACAACAAAAATGTAATGGTAAGTTTACTAAATCTTTTTCGGTTTCATTTGATAATAATAAATTTGAATACACTCAGATTACTGACTAATGAAAAAAATACTTTCTGAATCTGGACTAAGAGATATTAATAAATTGGCAGCACGTTACCCAAAGGCGGAAATCTATTTTCACCAAGATTTGGATGGTGTGACAACTGCGATTGCTATGAAAGAATACTTGGAACAACACGGTATTCAAGTTGTTGGGGCTCATGTTATCCAATATGGTGATAAAGAATTTACCGTTAAGAAGAATGATGCTAGTGGAGACGTTATGCCTGTATTAGTTGACTTTGCTCACGGTAAACCAATGTTTGTGATACACACTGACCACCATGATAGACAAGCTGGCGCTGAAGATACTAAATCAACTTCATTTAGACAATCAAGGTCTAATGTTGAAACTATTTCTCAGGTGGTGTCAACTAAAGAAATATTCCCATCTTCTGACATTTTATTAATTTCAACGGTGGATTCTGCAAATTTTGCATCACAAGACATAACAGTTGATGATGTAATATCATATCTATTTTCTTTAGATAAGAATAAGTCATTACAACAAAATAAAATGGCTCTTGGTTTGGTTGCTAATAAACTTCTTTTAGCTTTTAAAAACAAACCAGGATTTTTAGAGTCGTTGGTAATGAATTCAACTCCTTCTTTAATGAATATACTTCAGAACATTAAGAAGATTATGATTGAAAAGAAATATGCCACAATACCTGAATTGGAGAAAAACAAAAACTTGTATATCTCAAGTATGAAAGGTAGTGATAAGGTAAATGTTGAGGATAATATTATTGTTCAGTATGGTGGAGGTAGTATGATGAAACCTGGTTCATATGATAGATATACTCCTTTCAAAAATAATCCTGATGCTGACTTTTTAGTTATTGCTTGGCCTATGGGATTGGTTCAGGCTTCTTGTAATCCATTTAAAAAAGAAAGAGAGTTGAAAGGTGTGAACTTGGGTGATATTGCTCAAGAGGTATTATCAAAATGGGAAACTCAACTAAAAGAAAAACAAATACCTTTATCAACAATCAAATGGATTTCAGAATCAAAAGGTATGACTCAAGAATCCGTTGGTTTTACATTTAAAGATTTTGTTGCGTTATATGGTAACAAGTTTAAATCTATGGATGATGGTAAAGAAATTTTAACACATATTGGTGAAATGATGGAAATACCGTTTACTGAACTTCCTGAAGAACATAAGGAAATGTTAGATGGTATTACTGTGAACGCTTGGGATTTGATTCAAGCTAACAGTGGTGGACACAAATGTATTACAAACATTTCAGGTTTAATGTATTTGGGTAGGTCTAAAAGACCACCAGGCGGTTCATATAAGTACAATCCTGAGAAAGATGATTCACCTTATGTTAAATTCACAAAAATGATTCAGAACGAGTTAGTTAAGAAACTTAAAGAAAAGATTAAAGGTTCTTAAAATACGACTTTGTCACCTTCTTGAATTCCTAATCTGTAACAAGAACCTGCTTCTAATTCAAGAATCAAATCACCGTTCCCACAATAATTTTCACAAGGTGATTTTTTACAAGGTTTGCACGTGTGATGAATTTTGGTTATAGTATTATTTTCAATGAAAATGATATCCAAATCAATTACACAACTTTTCATCCAAAAACAATGAGGACCGTCATTCATAAAAAATAACATTCCATCAAATGAATTGTTAAATTTTTTATTCATCATCCCATGTTGAATGTCTTTTTTAGTAAAAACAGGTTTGACTTTAAATTCAATGTCTTTTATACTTATTGTCATAAACATAAATATTCATGGAAACAGAATTAATTAAAAGGTATGCAGGTGTTGTAGTAAAATGTGAAGACAAAGTATTACTTTGTAAACGAGCAAGTAATTCAGAACTACCTGGGTTTTGGTCTTTACCCGCAGGTAAGGTTGGTAAGATAGAAAACGCAATGTTAGGTGCTAAACGAGAATTTTTTGAAGAAACTAATATTTCTATTGATGATAAAGATATTGAATTAGTTGGTTTTATTAATAGAACTAACCGAGACGGTTCTAAAGTTAAAGGATTAATGTATGTTTTCATGTTGAAAGTTGATGAAAGAATTTATCCTGACTTAGTTGGGGCATCGGATGGTGACGAACATACTGAATGTGGATATTTTGGATTAGATGAGTTACCTGAACCTATGGATGAACAATTTAAGAAATTAATTAAAAATATTTTAACAAAGATGTAACTTTTTCATAATTGTTATATATTTATTTCTACAAACCCAACACCCCTTTCTTAATAGTTGGTAAAAATTTAACCCTGATAATCATAAAAAAATTGTCGGGGTTTTTTGATTTTAAAGGATTTTGTGTGTATATTTGTAAAAAAAACAACTATGACTACTATTACTCGTACAATCAAAATTGAACATGAAAAATTCGGAGTATTATTAAACGAAACTTTCATGGACGGCACACAGTTCAAAATATTTTTGAAAATGGTTCACGGTTGTATTGAATTGAAGAACGACTTATCTTTCTTCAACGGGGCTGATTTCCTTGTTTTTATACCGACTAAAATTCTACAAGAATGTATTGTGGTAACTTTTTCAGGAACAGAATATGGTTTAGCTGAACACATGAAAAGTAAGATTGAAGCATTAGTTACCAGATAATTGTTTCCTTATTTAGAAAAATAAGGTGGTGGACCAATCCAAATTGGGCTCAAAATGAAAGGGGAGTAATCCCCTTTTGCTTTTTGAAATATTTATAATAAAAAACTTATGAAAAATATTTTAGTTTCTGAAGAACAGTTAGAAATTTTAATGAAAAATTTAAAAGAAGAACATAAACAAGGTTCTTACATGGCGAAACAACAATTATTCACCATTGCTACTTTGGCTCATCAAATGTGGCAGATAATGGAGGAAGGTGACCAACTTGAAGATTGGATGGAATCAAAGATTGCTCAATCTGAACAGAGTATTATTTCAGTTGTTAAAAGTTATTTATACGATGAAGTTGTTGATAAAAATGGAGAGGTTGATGATGATAAAGGTATGGATAAATTAAATTTTAAGGATTTAGTTATAGGAAATTAATAAATTATTTTACAATTAGGAACCCTTTATGTATTATTCCATAAAGGGTTTTTTATATTAAAAATTAAGTGGAGAAGTATTCAAATGAGGAGGTAATTAAAATTAAAAGAATGGTTAAAACAAATATTAGAGAGATTTTAGTATTATCAGAATTAAAACTATTGAAATTTCAATACAATATATCACCTGATTTACTTGACCAAATCATTTTTACTGAAATGAGTGATGAACAAAGAAAATGGTCAGCCACAATTGCTACTGAAATACCTAGTTCTTCATCATCTATTGAAGAGGATACAGCTTGGGATTTGTTTTTAACTGATAGTAAATTATGTTTAGAAATAGAAGTTCTATTAAATAAATTAAAAATAGAGTATGAAATAATTGATATTTCTAATGTATTTTTTAATAATACGAAAAATTTTGACCCAGTTATGGTTGCAAATATCTACAATTATTTAGATGAGAAATACACGATTGATGATATTTTAGACAGGGTTAATGAAGTTGGATTAGATAATTTAAACGTTTTTGAAAAAGAATTTCTTAAAGCATATGGAAAGGCCATTTAAAATTGAAAATAAAGTTTTTGTTGATGACAGAGGTACATTTGCACCATTGGCGATTGACTATTCACAAAGTGAAATAAAAGAACTTAACAAACAATGGATACAAAGTAACATCAGTATAAACCCAAAGAAGTATACTTTAAGAGGATTACACTTTCAATTAGGGGACTCATCACAATCAAAATTAGTTAAGGTAATTAATGGTTCAATATTGGATTTTGTTGTTGACATGAGAAGTAACTCTGAAGATTATAGAAAGGTTTATTTTTTTGAAATGAATCCTGGCGATGAAGTATTTGTTCCTAAAGATTTTGCACATGGGTTTATTACAAAAGAGGATGATACTGTGGTTCAATATTTGGTGGATAATGAATATCGTCCTGATAAAGAAGGATGTGTGTATTGGGGACATTTTGAGAGTGTTGTTATGAAAGTTTTAACTATATGTAAAAACATTGATAACATAACTATTTCTGAAAAAGACAAGGTAAATAAAAACTATGAAGGAATTAATTAATTATCATAAGAGTACTCCTCTCAAGGTGAAACTACCATCAAATAATGATGGTGATTCATTTATAGATGTTTTTATTTATGACTATTTCAAAGTGAGAGAATCATTAAGGGTTGCGGATTATGAAGTTTATGTTAAAGTTGATGGTTTAAACAGATTCACTCATTTAACTAAACAAATTATTAAACATTATGTTTTAAAATCTTTAAACACACAATTAAAATTATTTTCACTTGATAGTTGTATTGTTGAATATAAAATAGAATTTAGTTGATATTTATTAATAAAAAAACATGGACAAAGTTTTAATGGAAATAAAAAAAAGAAACATTTTGAGCGAACAGTCAAAATCTGAAGGACAACCTCAATTTTATAAGTTATCTGAAAAAACAATTAAAATTCTTACAGATAGAATTAAAGACGAATATACTGCACACTATTTTTACAGAGCAGCCGCTAACTGGTGTAATGATAAAAATTACAAAAAAGCAAGTGAATTCTTTCAAAAAGAAGCGAAAAGTGAATTGAAACACTCTGAGAAAATTCAAAATTATATGACGGGATTTAATATCATCCCACAAATACCACAAGCTGAAACTAAACATTCTTTTGAGAGTTTGGTTGATGTTGTTTACGGAGCATATGAAATGGAACTTGGATTAATGAAAGAGTATAATAAGAATTCACAAGAGTTATTCACTGAAGATATTACAAGTTTTGATTTCTTAACTGAATTTAGAGAGATACAAAAAGGTGCGGTTGTTGAATATAACGATTTAATAAATGCAATAGATTTAATTGATAAAACTAATAAATTTGAAGTATTGTACTTTGAACAAACATATTTCTAATTTAGATTTTTAAATATAAAACCCTCATTATGAGGGTTTTTTTGTTTAAAATATATTTATATGATATGGATAATTTAATTAAGAAAATATTACGGGAAGAACTTGGTAAATCGGCATTAAATAAAATGGAAATCAACATGTTTAAACACTTAAATTCCAATAAGAAAAATTTAAGCACTAAAGCTAAAATGATTGATTTTATTAAAACAATGATGCCAATTTTTAGTAGACCTGAAAGTGATGCTTTGTATTATTATGAATTATATACTGCAAACTATAGACCTGAAGGTGATTATGAAAATATAAATAGTGATAATATAGTAAATTTTACTAACTT